GTATTATTAAACTATTTATAAAGCGCCGTTTATTGCCGCTTTAAAAATAGCGAGTTTGCAAAAGGCTTTAGCTTTGACTCTTAAGCTAAAGTCTGTGGTTTTAGTAAATAATAGTTTTAACCAACCACAAGGTTAAGAAACTTTTGAGAAGTAGGCTCCCTCAATTAACAAAGCATCAGGCCTACAATTTGGTGCTTGAATACCAACGGAATTAGGATACATAAAAGTAGTCATTTGTAAGAAATTACCAGATATAGTTCTGTATCCTGGATTATACATACAAGGTATTATGACTTGATATCCATATCTAGCCACATCATCGACCGAAGCAAAAACATCTACTTCAGCCTCTAAATTAATAGCAGTAGTAACTGGTCTACCAATTGAAATTACTATGTGACCCAAACTACTAGTACCAGTATAAGAAACAACAGGATCGGATGGAGTACTCGTAGATTTTTCTCTTACATTATCTCCTATAAATCTATACGGTGTAATATTTGGAATCTCTACCTCTACCTCACAGCTATCACTGGAAATATATTATTTCCTCCTACGGTCGCATCAGTATAATAGAAATTTGACGAAGGCTTACTATAATTGACTCTCTCTTGCGTGGGGCACTGAACCAACGGTATAAATCTTCTGTTATTTGGGGTGGTATCAATTTCGTCTATCAGGTCAAAACCGGCTGATAATTGTTGCTTACTTCTTGGAGTAATCCCATTTACATTAAGAGGATAAGTAGATCCCCAAATAGCATCACCCCCTGATGTTATTTGGTGATAACCTGGTGGAACATACCACGCAGTAGCATTTGGTATGCCCGTGAAAACAAACTTGAATCTACCACCTCCACTATAACCATAATACATGCCAGCCAAAACCTTCAATGTAGATACAAAAGAACTAGTGGGCAAAGTATCATTGGCGGTAGACACACCCTTAAAACCTAACAATTCTGCCACATCATAAATTAATAAGCCAGTAGTAGACGTTATATCTGCGGGGTCTATCCTATTAGTTTGTACTCTATAGAACCTTCGAGCATAATCTCTAACACTTACTATAGGTCGTAAATCTACCATATCATAACTATTTTTCACATCCTTATTTACCAGTACATC